CATGGCGGTGTAGTCGTGCTCCTTAAGCCAGGTGCGGGCCTCGGTGGCGGTGAACTCACTTAGGCGGAAGCGGATGGCCTGCAGCTCGGTGCCTTCTTCGCCGGTCTTGATGCCGAAGATGAAGTCGACGCCCTTGCCGGCAGCGTTGTTGCGGCGGCGGAAGCGGTCGTAGGCGGAGGGGTCTTTGAGGCGAGCGGCGTGCTCTTGGGGGTAAGGGCGCCCTTCGTTGGGCTCCTCGGCTTCGGAAATGAGGCGTTCGGGGACAATCCAGAACTTGCAGACGCCCGCGGGGTCGATGTCGCCGCTGACGATTTCGCAGCCGCGGGGACCGGCGTAGAAGGCGCAGTTTGCGCAGACCATGCCGTCAGCAGCGAAGGGGCTCTCGCTCATGTAGTGAGCACCTTGAGCACCGGAGCCCTGGTCAAAGGCGCCAAGGTCTTCGGCGATTTCTTCGAGGGCTTCGTACAGCGCTACCTGCGGAGCTTTGAGCTCTGCGGTTAGTTCGCGGTCCTTGTCGATGGTGCTCATGATGTTGTCACTCCAGGATTTGCCGGGATCACCTCCCCATGCTGCCCAGGCAACCCGGCCAGGAGAGGGATAGCCCTCTTCACCTGGAGTGAAGCCTTGACCTTGTTTGTCTACTTCGTGGCGAGCAAACCATGCGGACATGGTGCGAACCGTGTCTTCGCTAAGGGGGTCGCCGCTGAGTATCTGTGTGGCGCGGGTTGCGGCTACTTCCGTGCCCCCCGCATTGCCTTCTGATTTCCAGGTGCGGTAGCGCTGAGCTTCCTCGCGCATCCCGGCTGTGGGTGAGTAGCTCATAGGTCGGGCGCGGAGGGCTCAGTGGGCGGGGCGGTTGGTGACGGACCAGGGCCTGGTACGAGGCCGAGGTCTTTGTCGAGCGTCAGACCCGCATCCTTAGCGAGCTGTTGTTCGCGGGCGAGCTCGCTGACGTTGTCGTCGTAGTCGCCGCCGCTTTGGGCGATGATCTGCGACTTGGTCATGTAGCCGGCCTGCTCGGCTTCGCGGTAGGCCTTGACTTCCTTGAGGGGGTCAACCCACGTCCAGCCGCGGGGCATCCAGCGAGGGGTGTCGTAGCGCTCAGGACGCAGCTCATAGTCAGGGAAGGGCAGCTCACCACTGAGTACGGCGAGACTTAGCCACTCGCGGAAGACCCGCATGTGGAAGTTTTCAATTAGGTAGTTCTGCACTACCCGCCAGTGCTCGCGGTCCTCAAGCAGACTTAGGCGCGAACTGGAGTAATTAGTGTCGCTGAAGTCGCGGCTTAGGGTCTCGTAGCTGCAGCCGAAGCCGGAGGCGAAGCGGCGCACCTTGTTGCGCACGAACATCTCGAACTGCTGATCGGGGGAGTCGATCGACGGAACGGTGACGTTTTCGCCGGGAGCGAGGTACTTGAAGGTGCCGGGCTCGAACTCGCTGATTCGTTGGTTGTTCTCGATGTCGTCGGCGGTGAGTTCGCCTTCGTTGTTGGTTACGAAACCCATTAGCGAAGCACCGGCGCGGGCGCGGATGACCGCGGCCTCTTCGTAGCCCTGCAGTTGGTGGGCGTCGGCCATCACCGGGTGGAACCAGGGAACGCCGCGGTTTTGTGAGGGCCGCTCAGGCAGGAAGAGGTGAATTACGTCTTCTGCGGCGAGAAACAGATGCTTAGCGTTGTTTTGGGGGACGTTTTGGAACCAGTAGTCGCCTGGATGCCTGGTGAGCATGGCGTAGCGGACTGGGCGGCCCCACTCGTTGACCTCGACGCCGTTGCGCCATTCGTTGGCGGGGGCGAGGGTGGCGCCGTTGTACTCCTCGTCGAGGAGGTCGCTCTCGAGGATTTGTAGGGCGAGGGGCACCTTCGAGTCGCCGAAGGGGCGGCGGATGATGCGGAAGATGGCCTCGCCGGATTCGGGTAGGGCGCCGGTGGCCAGCCACTCGAGTTGGTGGAAGCTGTAGCGGCCGGCGACGTCGCAGTGCTCGGCGCGGGTCCACACCTCCCACTTGGCTTCGATGAGCTTGTTGATGCGGTCATCGCGCTTATTTCCGCGTAGCTGCTGCACCTGGCTTTGCAGCTTGATGCCGGTGCCGACGACGTTGATCTGGGTGGTGCGCTTGGCCTGCTTGGCGTAGGGGTTGTTGCGGACGAGCTCGCGGGAGCGGTCGCGCAGTTTGCGCAGGCTGGTGCGGATCTCGGCGTCGGCGCTGGTTTGGTTGGCCAGCCAATCCGCGGTGAGGCGGGAGATGATGGCGCCCTGGTACTGGCGACGCTGAGGGCGTGCGGGTGTGGCGACGGGCTTGGCGAAGCCGAGTGCGCGTAGGAGGTTGGTTCGGATGCCCATCGTCTTAGTTGAAGCGGACGAACATGTTGCGCGGGTTGCCAAGGCCGTTGGCCATGAGTTGCGCCGCTTCTTCGCGTTTTACGTCAGCTTTCAGCTTTGCTTCGAGCTGCAGTAGGTCGGCAAGGTCGTACTTCTTCAGATTACGGGTGCCGATGCGATATTCCTGGACCGCTCCACCGCTGAGGATGGTGCGGATGGCGGCCTGAACTGCGTCGAGGTCTTTCTGGGCTTGGGTGCGGCCGTCGTAGGCACCGGGGGTGCCGGTGTAGCTCAGGGCGGCGAGGACGTCGGAGGAGCCGTAGCCGAGTGTCAGTTTCTCGCTGCCCTTGGTGGCTACTGCTTGCCAGTACCAATTGCCAGCGTCGAAGGCGGCGCTGGTGGTGGCGGAGATGGTGAAGGACCAGCCGCTGTTGTAGGCGGTGCCGACGACGGTGGCGCCCTCGCTGGCGGTGTTTGTGCGTAAGTAGTAGGTCAGCGCGTAATCGGCGCTGGTAATCGGGTTGCCTAGGTTGTCGACCGTGGCGTCATCGCGCCACGTGACGGTGTCGCCGGCTTGGATCTGGGAGGGAATCTGCACGGGCTCACCAGCTCTTGACGAAATTGCCTCGTTTAGGGGCGTTTTGTTGTTGTGATCGTAGCGGAGCTGCCTGCTTAGGTTCATTACGGCGCTCTAGTTGATCCCAGATCGTGCGTCGGTCGTATTTCTGGTAGAGGCGATGCAAAGCGGCGTAGGCGTAATTCATCTCGTCAAGAGCTTCGTTTGCTGCTTGGCTTTTCTTTACCCATATGCGTTCGGGGAAGCCGTTGCGGAAACGCAGGATCTGCTTCTCGGCTGTGAGTTCCTCGAAGTAGTCGGTGCCAATGGTGGCGTAAAAGTGCAGGTAGCCGGCGCCGGGGTCGTTGTGCTTGAGGCGGCCGAAGAGCAGCGACTTGATGCCATCGGAGCCCACGGGGAAGAGCTGTGCCCCCTTCTTTAGGGCCTTGCCTTTGAAGTTGACGTCCACCTTGGTGGCTTTGCCGAGCGGTGGTTTGCCCTTTTGGCTTTGGCCTTTGATGGCGATGACGCCGATGTTGGCGCGTTCGCGGGCGTACTGGTAGACCTCCTGGGTGTGGTGGCCGCCGGAGTCAATCGCGCAGCACAGCACGCTTAGCTCTTCGCCGGTTTCACTTGTGTAGGGCTTGCCTAGGACTTCGTCGAGCTGTTTCCAGACTTCGGGGCGGCTGGGGCTGCCGTAGATCTTGACGCGGTCGATTAGCCAGCCCTCTTCTTCGCGACCCCACGCCCAGACGCTGAGGCTTAGGCGGTCGTCCTGCACGTCACAGCCAACGGTGAGGGCAAGCGCTTCCGGTGGAGGGCAGTGCTGCTTATAGGTCTCCTTGGCGGCGCGCTCCATAAGCGAGTCCGCGCCGATTTTCGAGGCGTATTCGTCTTCCCATGTCTCGCCTAGGACGGTGTTGACGAAGGTCTTGAGTTGTTCGGCGTCGTGTTTGGCGTCGAGGAACTCTTCGACGAGGTTGGGCCAGGTGGCGTTGGGGGAGTAGCTGTAGGCCGCCCAGATGTGGAAGCCGATGTGCTTGCCGTTGCCGGGGGAGGTGGGGCGCCATTCACCGCGCTCGACCATCCAGCGCTTCTTGGAGTGAGGTATTAAAGTGCTACAGCTCTCGCACTTATAGGTGGCGGTGGCGGGGTCGTTGTCGCTCCACGTCATCTGGGGCCAGCGGAGGTACTGCATGTGGCTGCAGTGGGGGCAGGGCACGAAGTAGCGGCGCTGGTCGGTCTGTTGAAACATCCGCTCGACGCGGCTGAAGTCCTTGACGGTGGGGGTGGAGCCGGCGACGATTTTGCGATTCCAGTAGTACTCGGTTCGGCGGATGCCGAGCTTGATTTGGTCGCCCTCGGAGCCGGCTGAGGCGGGGTAACCGTCAATTTCGTCAAATAGGACGATGCGGCGGCTGACTCGGCGGAAGCCACGGGGCGAATTGGCGCCGACGAGGCTGAGCGTTCCACCCGGAAACTGCTTCTGGAGGATGGTGTTAGCGCCGTCTTTGGCCTTGCTGTCGCTGACGAGGCCGCGGAGGCAGGGGGTGTCGCGCAACATGGGCGCGATTTCCTCTTTTGAGTAGCCCTGCGCGTCCTCGATGGTGGGCTGGACGAGCATTATTGGGGCGGGATCCTGGTGTACGTGGTATGCGATGACGTGGTTGAGTATTTTGCTGTAGCCGACGCGCGCCGATTTCATTACCGTTACTTGTTCAACGTTATTGCTGCTTATTGCGTCCATAATGCCCTTTTGGTAGGGCAAAGTGTGCCATCTGCCGCCTTCTGCGCTGCTTTCTGCGCTAAGGAAGGCGTAGGAGTCTGCCCATTCGCTGAGGGTGAGCTTGCGCGGGGGACGGAATGCGGCGAAGGCGGCGCGTTCTAGGCGGGCGATGTTGCTCATAGGTCTTCGTCTTCGGTGTTTTCCGCTTCGCCGCTTAGATCTTCGAGGGTTTCGCGGACGATGTCTTCAAGCAGACCTATGGCGTCGGTGTCGAGGTCGGGGATGCGTTGCTTGGCTTTGGTGGGGATGCCGAGGATCTTGGTGCGGGCGAGGGTGACGATCTCCACCCACTTGGCTTCGACTTCGGCGGCGGGGACGAGGAGGGCCTGCTTTTGCTTGCGGTCGAGCTCGAGCAGTTCGGCTTTGAGGTGCTCGGTGCGGGCGCGACTTTCGTCGTAGTCGGGGATGGCCTCGTCGGTTTTGCTGATGCGTGGTGTGGACGTGCCACCCCCTAGGCGCTCTTCACGTGAGCGCAGCGGCTTGGGCGGTGTGCTGGGCGGCTTAGGGCCAACGCCGATGCGCCGTTGCGTGTTCTTAGACCATTCGTCACGCATGGTTTCGCTGTTGACCATCACGCGGCCGTCTTTTGCGTCAACGGTGCTCAACCTTCCGGTCTTGATGGCGGCGTAAACGGCTTCGGGGCTTACCCCCATTGCACGTGCCGCTTCCGCTCTTGTGATTAGTGGCATAGGTGAACTTTAGCTCTTATCTGCGGCAGGTTCTAGGGTGCGGGTAATTAGTTGTGGTAAGCTGTCCGGCTTTTTTGTTAGCTGGGATGGGCTGGGGGAGGTATGAGAATGATTATCGAAAATACTTTGAGGGGCTGTGCCTAGCCGTATGGAGCGACTCGAAATACCTCGCGAGTCCGGGGCCAAAAGGGACCCGCTAGTTAGTATCAATATATAAGTTGCATTTAGAAGTGTGGGGAGTTGTTTATATCGACAAGATCTTAAGTATAAAGAATAGCCAGAATGTTTGGTGAGCTTAGGGGGCGGG